TTCAAAGATGTTGAACGAGTCCAATTCTTCTGCGGTCAAATCGATGGGAAAATCGCCCACGGGTGTGAAACCCAATGGTGGCGTTTCCACTTCACGCACAACCTGATTATTGGTTGTCTTGAGTCTGGAATTTCGACTAGTTCGAGTGGCATTCCAATCCTTCTCCATTTCCTGGACGGTGTTGTACAACACACGTCGCTCACGCTCTGTCGCCATAGAATCATTGAACCACATGTCCAAAGGAAACTCGACAGAGTAGAGAGTTGTCAATTGCAACTCGAATCTGTGGTCCAGTTTTAACACTGGCCACGGGACAGTATTGTAGGTACGTCTGAACGCAATCACGGAGAGTAAGTCGTGTTGAGTGTAATACTCACGACAATCTTCGAAATCGCATTTTGCAACATACTGTCTACTGTCAAAGGCTGACTTGGATCGCTGTCGACCCAGTCGTTCCCACCCCCGTTTGGTGGGGATGGTGTATGGATAATGTACAATGTACTCATCCTCTGTGTAATTGGTATTAGATAACAAATCAATAAAGAATAGCTTGTTAGATGCAGAGTTTGCACCAGACTGAGTCTGGTGCGTCGTGTTTTCGTTAGCTGATTTCATGATGGAGGTTGCGATTTACTGGGATATTAATACTGAATGAAATAATTGAGTAGTTTATAAGTAAATGCAATAACAAAATGAGATAATGGCTTCCTGAATTCTTGACTAATGTTTCACTCCACGCGGTAAAACGTGGAAACAGTGGGGACTCTGCAGCCTAAGTAGCGCTCCTGTCGACTGACCGTTTACCTACTCCTCCTTACCGGGCAGTAAGGCCCCAGGCCGAAGGCACCCCGACACTGGTGTACTTATGGTTTCCCAAGTTGGCATATCACATCCTCCATGGCGATTCTCGCTTAGGATTTTCGGTAAAAGAGCTCCAATTGAATGCCGGTGCATCCACTAAAAGACACACCACTAACAATGATTTCCTTAAACTTACTAATCCACTGGAGTCAACTCCCCCCGAAAGGGTCGTATCTCGGCCAGTATTACCCATTATGCAGTGTTCTTCACGAGGAACGACTCCACTGCAGGGAAGGGGCTTTTATGCACCGTTGATAGCCAAAACCTTCACTAAATCCTATACCTAAAAGTCTGGTTTCACCTAGACCGCACTATCCTCTCCGAAGAGAGGGTTGCCTACAAGCCTACTTTCTCGCAAAAGTAGTATAGTCACACTTTTCTAAAAGGTATCCGTTTTCCAAAATATGTACCCTGAAGGTTCCCTAAAAGCCTACAACACACTTAGTCCTTAATACTAAAACAAATAGAGTACACTAAATAATGTACAAGCAAACTAAAGCTAACTAG